GTGGACGCCACGTCATTGATACAATACGACACTACTTTTTGCAAAGTGTCATCATCTCTTACGGGTTCATAGTGATGATGCGGCATCTCTTCAACGTTGTTCCAGTCCATTGAGAACTGAACCCATTTCAGAGAAGTACGCTTGGCATTACTGTCCCAGTGATTGAGTTTGAAGATGTCTACACAAGGTATGCTCAGCTTATATTCTGGATAGTCAAGAAACTCCTTGCGATCAGTCTTGCCGATGACATGTTGGGCGTACTGATAAATTGTTGTGGTAATTTCTTCTGCAGACCTGCCAGTAAAGTAGCCGGCGTTCTGCATAATGTACTCAGTAATCTGAGCATCAAAGGACAGATTGTTGTAACCAAAGTGCCAGTCTTTGCTTGCTTGATTTTGCTTAAGAAACTCCAAAAAAGCAGGCATGTCGTTTTTATCGCGATTGACAACAAAAACATGCTGCTCTTCGGAGTCATAAGCACTAAACACAGCAACAAAGCAGTTGACAATGGTCTCATAGTCCATTACCCAGAACTTTCGCTGTGGTTGCATTAGCCTTGTTGTTTAGGTTCTTCGTCTTGCTTACTCTGTTTAATTACAGCAAGTGATGGATGGTCTGGGTTAAAGGCAAAAAGCTCTACAAACCGTTCAATGTCTTCCTGGTTGTCCAGGTAGTACTCATAGTAGGTTTCCATCATGCGGCGCTCTTCAATAAAGCGCGGCTGTGTCGCATCACTGCCAGCTTTTAAAGGAATAGGCATACCTTTGTCATTAAGCTTGGGCAGCATGTGAGGCTTCTCCTTCTGATCGCGACTTATGACTGCCAGCACGCCAGTGTTGGGGTCAAAGATTACTTCATTAAAAGGACATTCCTCATGCATTGGAAGCATGCGAAAAGACTTACGCCCGTACCAGTCAGTGCTGTATACAAGCATGTTGTTAGTGGTTAATACACTCATTGGTTTTTTTGATTAAATTTTAAAAGTTAGTAAAGCTGTTCAATGTCAGTGGGTACCTGAACAGTGCAGGTTTCTTTTGTAATGTCAAGCAGGTCGCAGAGCTCACCCACTTCCCTGAGTACACGTTCTTCCATGTTCAGGATGTCTGCATATTGCTTGAAGTATTTGGCAGGAAACAAAAACGATTCTATGTAGACCCACTCAGGAGTGTGTGTTCCATAGTAATCTGTCAGAAGCTTTTTCACTTGAGCAGAAAGCAAAGAGTATTTACCATTGATAAAATTATCATAGTCAGCAGCAAAGCTTTGCAAATCAAAGACATACACTACAGTGCTATCGTCAATAGGAACAATCTGTTCTAGCATTTTGTGAGTAACCAAATAATTGGCCTCAAAAGTTTTCCATTCTTCTGTGTCTTGTTTTTTAAAAACGCAGATCAACTTGCGCTTATCTGCAGTAAAGCCAGTACCTTGCCAGCAGATATAAGTCTGCACTGGCCGCGGGTGCTTTGTTCTTTTGAACCCCAACAAGGGGTATAAGAACGTGAAGGACTTTTGAAAGTACTTCTTATAGATTTCAGATATCATAGTACTACTTCAGTGTTGATCAAAAATTCATAGGGTAACTCAAAGTCTCTTGTTTCAAAGTGATGCACTGCTTGTGCAAGTTTTTCGTCCAAGATGTTAAGCCACTCTTGCATTTTTTCATCAGACACGCGAATAGGTGCTATCTGCATATAAGGATCTACTACCACAAAGCGAAAGACAATCTTGAAGTCTTTGTACTCAGGACGACTGAGATAAACATGTTCTACCAGCCGGTGATAAATGGCAGCCTGCAGATAGTAGCGATAGTACTCAATAGAGTCCTTGAAAGAAGAGATGTCTTTGCTTGACTTTTTAAGGTCATTGACTTTGATGGTTTTTGTAGAAGGATCAATTACCAGGTTGTCAATAAAGCCTCTAATACCAAAAGGATAATTATCAGAAAACTTGACCAGTTCTACCTCATTTTGCTTAATTACTCCACGCAGTGGATCTTCAAAGAAACCCATGACATCAATAACAGCAGGAGTGTCTTTAATTTTTTGCACTACACTTTTTGCAAAATTGTATGTATCATGATCTACAATAGTGCGATTCTGTGATTGCTTGAGATAGTCCCAGTAAGACACATGCTTTTCAGTAATAATCTTGTCCAGACGCTGTGTGTCAGTCTTCAGCGACTGGTACAGGTTCATGTCTGAAAGAATGTCAATAATCGCACCTGAAAATTCATGCAGTTCTTCGCGCGTGTCTTCAGGATTATGTTGTTTGAGTTCTTTGTAATGATTAAATAACGTCTGCAAAAGCTGACGTGGATTGTCAGAAGGAATGTCTTGTGCGCTTAGCACAAACTCTTTGTCAAAGTTTTCTGGATTAAGCAGCAAACAGTGAATGAGTTTACCTTCAACCATGTTGCGGTCTTCTACATCATCGCGCTGACCCAGCACATAGTGATTGTAGAAAAGTGCAGGACTGTACAGAAGTCTGTTAAGTCCTGAATATGACAATAAAAATGGTCTGGAGAAAAACTCTTCCTCTTTTTGCATGCGATCTGAAAAAGAGATGTCGGGTGCTATAAACTTGGGTGTTGCCATTTACTTTTTTGTTTCTTGATTAAACTTTGTCCATTCTTCTTCAGGAAGGTATTGAATCAGGTTTTTGACAGGAACAAAGCTGAGTAACTCACACAGAGCTGTCTCATCATGTTGTTCAATGTCACGCTTGATTTCTTCTACCACTCTATCTATAAGAGGACTGTCCAGGTAATTTTTAATTCTTGCCATGTGTTAACATTTGCAGTTTTCCATGTCTCTGCCATAATACCTGCCCAGAATGTTACCATTGTAGCTGTTTGATTTCAGCACGTCGTGCTTGATCTGCCAGGACAACTCACAAAAGGTCAGGTATTTTTTAGTGCAGCAGAGCTCAAGGATCTCTCGTTTAAAATTCTCAGGTCCCAGTCTTGCTACATCATGTTTCAGGTCAGCTGAAGAACCATGATATGTAAGCCAATCAGACTCTTTGACAACCTTTTTAAAGATTTTTCTGGTACCTGTAGTTGTCTTTTCTCTTTTTGATAGTCTTGTCTTCCTTGAGGAGTGAAGACTTTTTTTACCAATGTAAAACTTGTCAGTTTTTAGATTAGTGATTTTGTAGACAAAACCTACAATTTCATTGTGGTTAGGCAGATCTTCTAATTGCAGAACAGCTTTGCCTGTAGGAGAATAAATCCAATGGTTCATAGAGTTTTGGGATTAATGAAGCTCTACAAAAGTAGTTAAAACTCTATAATAAACCAAAGTGATCAGGGTCTTCTTCAAGATATTTGCTTACTGCAATGTCCAGGCGAGGTACAAATTCTGCCATCGCTTTCTGCACACCATGTATTCTTACCACTTCAGCAATGTCTTTTTCCAATGGTATATAGATAAATGGTAGGCCGTGGCGTTCTTTGTAGTTCTTCATCGCTTGAATACCTGCCTGGTCACTATCAAAAACAGTGACAATAGCCAAATAAACCTGCTTAAATTCTGTCATTAAGTCATCGCTAAACATGGTGTTTTCGCTGTCAGGAGCAATAACATCACAGTTTAGATTCATACTTTTGATAGCAAGACAGTCTTTCAAAGAGGATGCAATTACCAAATAAGGTTTGTCCTCCAACTGGTCATAGCCCTGGGTGTGATTACAAAGTTTGATAAATTTGCGCTCACGGTTTTTGGGCTGATAGATTTTGTAGAGCTGACCTTCCTGGTTAAAGTAACCATAGATAAACTTGCTGACCACTTCAAACTCTTGCTCAACATTGTTGTCACCACTTTTTTTCTGCATAATATAGCGCGCTATAGGTACGACATTGTACTTTTCTAAAAGCTTGCTAGAAATATTGTAAGAGCCCCAAAAAGCAGCGTCATCTTTGGTCCATTGTCTGACTTTGTAATCAGCCACTTGCCAGCGTGCGTGTTCAATAATTTTAGTCTCACAAATTTTACCAGAACGCTGATACGCTACATAGTCGGTGATAATCTTTTTAGAAGCTTCTGCAAAACCTGTATTCCACAGGTGCATCATCAAATCCACTGCGTTGCCTCCCTTGCCGGTGGAGAAGCACTTGTAGCGGTATGATTCTGCCTCTTTGTTGTAGTACAAGTACATGGACGGTGTCTTGTCATTGGGATTAAACAAAGAGTTAATGCGTACACGTTGGCCTGTCAAAGGCTCTGGAAGACCCAGGTAGTTTTCAAAGATCCAAGTAACTGGAACATGATTGACATCCTCAATAAAATGTTTGCTTGAAAACATAACTTCTGGGGAAAGCACAGAAAAAAAGGGATGAGAAATGCTTCCCACCCCTTTAATTCTGTTGCTGGGTTAAAGATTAGGGAAGTCTCAGATCTGCAATACCTGGGGTAGTAGTTTGAAACTGAACTTGTGTAGTTGTAATCCCATTAGAAGACGAGACATTCAACATGTCCATAGGATTTCCTTGTGGCATTTGCTGGCCAGAAAAACTACCCACAGTTTCAGCTACATCTTCTGTTTTTACTACAATGTGCTTGGCACGATCAAAAGTAAGCAGGTTCAGCGGCTGACCATTTTCATCTTCTACTGCAGCAAAAGGAAGCAGTTTTCCTTCAGGCTTTGGGTAAAACATGCGGTAGTTAGGCTTGTCATAACCTTCAGTGAAGTATTCTTGACCGCCAATGGTGTGATGAGCCCATAGTTCTGGATTAACAACATAATTTCTGACAGCATCCACGTACTCCTCAATAGTAGTCGCCTCTACGTTGTCAGCATTCATCTTGTCCAGTACACCTAGTTGCTTGGCAAGGTTGTTCACCCAGCGAAAAATCTGGTCATCGCGCTGAATAGTACGACCCTCATAGGTGTAGGTGGTAAAAGGATAGCGTCCTGAACGCACGTTGGCAATCTGCCCACGGTAGTTTCCACGTGAAGGGTCATTCTTGTCAATGGCAATGCCCTGAAAATCATCACCTAGATCAACACCTTCCAAAGTCAGAACTACAAAGTAAGGCTCTTTTTCTGGAGAGTAGGGTGGCCTGTCAAGCTTCAGGTCAATGACGCGACAATAATGAGTGCCTGGACTCATAATCTTAGGATAGTTACTTCCTGCGTTGGGGTTGAATTTTTTTGAATTAAACATAGTTTTTTTGTTTTTAAGGTTTTAAATGGTTAGTCAATAAAAATTTTATTCCAGTTATGTGTCACTGATCCATCTTCATTTACTTCAGAAACAATAATTTCTGCATTGCGAAGATGTTCAGGACGAGCACCACAGGCAATGTCATCTGAAGTTTTGAAACTCAGAATGTTTTTGTTGCCTTTGCGGTACAAATAGCCAATTGCATCAGCATTAGAACTGGTGATGCGTTTTAGTTTACCTGTAAGGTCAAGGTCCAGTGAATTAAATTCTGAACCATTTTTTTCCAGAAGCGTGTCCTTAATGTGTCCTACCAAAATCACATGTGGAGCAAGACCTTTCAGCATGTTCAGCATAGTTTCAAATGCCTGGCGTAACCATGGGTAACCAGCACCATTGGCCATGTTCAGGATAGAACCATACTTTTCTTTACCTCCACCAGCTTTGAACCAGTTGGTACCCATAGAGCTTTTAGAATAGTTGTATTCCGCCAGTGGAATACACATTTCTTCTAACGCAGTAATTGTGTCAACTGCAATATACTTGTAGGGCTTACCTGCTTCTAAAATAGCACGAGCAATGTTACTAAGCTCTGTGACATTTGAAGCTTTGATTTTCATTGCGTCTATGTAATCTGTACCATTCTCAAGATCTATAATCAAGCAGTTCTCAAGTTTGGAAAGCAGTGTGGTTTTACCCACCTTAGGTTTTGAGAAAATGATTAAGTTTTTAGGACTTTTTACAGCAGACTTTATTACGCTGGTAGGTAGAACTACACCCTGGGGTTTTACTTCTGTTGTTGCCATTGTTTACCTTTTGAAATGAGTTGGTTTAGCCATTTTTTGTTACTCATAGGAACATTCTGCAACATGCAATACAGATCGCGAATGGTCATTGAAGAGTAATGATTGTCATCTTTGTCAACAAAAAGTTCTGACAGTTCTTCTTCCATGTTAAAAAGACCTGTAGCATCGTCATTGTCAATTGCATTTCCTAAAAATGCAGGTTTTGAAGAAATTTCAGGAGTCAGTGCTCTTGCGTCAGTTCGGTTTACAAGATCAAAGTCAGACAACTTTACAGCATAAGTAGAAGTTGGAAGCTTGTCAGAAAGAACTTCAACATATTTGCTAGTTTCTAAACTCCAGTTAGGATTAAACTTTAGCCTGTAAAGTGTGCGATGTTGTGGATCATAATAATTCTGATTCCAGTCAAACAGTTCTAAGTAATAATCTTGACCACTGTTAAGTTCATTAGGAAAGAAACGTACACAAGGAACACGAGTGCCATCATTGCTGAACTCTATACCCATGTAGCACAGCTTAGCGCCAAATTTAGGGTTGCTCAAGCCCATGTTATCAAAGAGCGGTTGCCAAAAAGTACGATACTCTGCTGTAATCACAGGTATTTGTTTTTTTGGCTTTTCAACACTTGTTGTCATAGAAAATTGTTTTTTTTTTGTTAAGTTATTTTTTAGGAATCATTCTTGGTATTGGTGCTTCAGTTATTGTCATAGTTTCATATTGAGCTTTGTACCAGTGTATTGCAGGTTCACCAAAGCGATTTTTAAGCACGTG